TTAGCAGGTGGCGGTGGTTTAATGGGCGCTACAGGTTTATATGCGGCAGGGGCTTATGGTTCGGCGGCTCTTGGTCTTATCGGTGCAAGTTTGGTTCTTAGCGGCGTTAGTGGGATGCTGTTTCCTGTTCCAAAAATGCCTGAATTTTCTAGTGAACAAGATCCGCGTTTATCGTTTAGTTTTTCAGGGACGCAACAGACAAGCCGGGCCGGAACGCCAGTTCCGATTGTTTACGGTGAAATATTTACAGGATCAGTCGTTATTTCTGGCGGTATTGATACGGAGCAAGTTCAAGCATGACCGATAAAAAGAAAATTATTCGGGGTTCAGGTGGTGGCGGAGGTTCGCCGTCCCCCCCAAGACAACCGACAAGAACACCTGATACGCTTCACAGTAAACAATTTGCAACTTTCCTTGACCTTATATCAGAAGGGGAGATTGAAGGTTCTGCAACCGCTTCAAAGGAGGGTATAACAGACCGCACTTCACAAGCGTATGTTAATGCGTATTTGAAAGACGTTTTTTTAAATGATACCCCTGTCTTAAAAGCTTCAGCCAGTTCATCAAGTCCAGCGGATTCAGATTTTAATTTTCAAAACGTTACTTTTTCGCCGCGATTTGGAACGTCAAATCAAACAAAAATTGATGGAATTGAAAGTTCTTCTTCAATAACACCTGTCGGCGTTACAGTTACAGCGGCTTCGCCAGTAACAAGACAAATCACAAATACAGATGTTGATAGAATAAAAGTTTCAATAACATTTCCACAAATACAAAAAGCAACAACAGAAGGCGATCTTCTCGGTTCAACTGTTCAATTAAAAGTTGCTGTTCAATACAATTCAGGAGGTTTTACAGATGTAATTACAGATACGATTACAGGTCGAACCGCTGACGCATATCAAAAAGATTATTCAGTCAAAATAACAGGTTCTTTTCCCGTTGATATAAGAGTTATCAGAGTTACGGCAGATGCGACAGATTCATCATTAATTGACAGTTTTCAATTTACAAGTTTTGCAGAAATAATTGACGATGCAAGCACTTATGCAAACTCAGCATATAACGCAATAAGGCTTGATTCTCAACAGTTCAGTTCTATACCCCGCCGGAAATTCCGTATTCGCGGAATAAAGGTAAGAATCCCGGGCGCTGGCGCATCCAGTTCAGGAACACCGACTGTCGATTCTGCAACTGGCCGGATTGTTTATCCAGACGGATATATTTTTAATGGCGTTATGGGCGCTGCGGTTTGGACGAGTTGCCCTGCGATGATTCTTTTAGATTTATTAACTACAGAAAGATATGGATTTGGAACACATATTGCAGATGCAAACCTTGATTTATTTTCTTTTGTAACAGCATCAAAATTTGCAAATACTCTTGTTGATGATGGCTTTGGCGGACAGGAAGCCAGATTTTCAGCCAACGTAAATATTCAATCTTCAAGTTCCGCGTTTGACTTGATAAATGAACTTGCGGGCGTAATGCGTTGTATGCCGATCTGGTCAACTGGCAGTATTTTACTTGCTCAAGATTCGCCCAAGTCGTCCTCGTTCCTTTTCTCACTCGCCAATATTTCAAGTGATGGTTTTAATTATTCAGGTTCAAGTCTAAAACAAAGACATTCTGTAATATCGGTCAGTTATTACAATATGGATTCGCAAGA